AGAAGAATCTGACGAAGAAGAATCTGACGAAGAAGAATCTGACGAAGAAGAATCTGACGAAGAAGAATCTGACGAAGATATACTTGAATCATGTTCTGAGCAATTAAAAAAATGTTACGAAGGTGTGATCAAAGAAGCATGTGCATATGATAAGGATGATTATCCTGACCATACATTAGAATCTTATCTTAAAGAGAATGCTGCATTAGTTGCTGCGTTAACTGCAGAATCGATGGAACAAGCACACGCTGAAATCAAAGATGATGACATGACTATCGAAACATATGAAGCTATGTTGAATACTGTAAAGGAATCTTATAACAAGAAAATAGAAGAATTAAAAGAAGGTTGGTCAGCTAAATAACATTTGATTTGAGTATCATCGAATTAAACTTTTTAAAAGGTTCATGTATAACACATGGACCTTTTCTATTTAAAAGAGATTAATTATGCCTAGAATACCAGTAGAAATTATTTATATGCAAATAGCCTATCAAACGGCTAAATTGAGTTATGCAGAACGAAGACGAGTTGGTTGTATTATTGTAAAGGATGAACAAATAGTTTCGTTTGGTTATAACGGTACGCCTCATGGATTTAATAACACATGCGAAGAAACCGAAACCGAAACCGTGTATTATGAAAATCCAGATATTGCAATGGATTTAATAGAAGAACATGGATTTGATTGTAAAAACGGTTGTTGTACTAAAGAAACTACCAGTACAAAAAGAGAAGTCTTACATGCAGAGTCAAATGCCATTACTAAATTGGCAAAATCTACAATGACATCAAATGATGCAGATCTTTATACTACAACTGCTCCTTGTTTTCAATGTGCAAAGTTGATTATACAGGCAGGAATTAAAAGAGTATATTATTCTGAAGACTATAGAGATATGAGTGGGGTCGAATTATTGGAAAAAGCTAATATTAAAGTAAAAGAAGTTATATGTTGGAACGCGGATTAGATGAACTTATTGACAAGGCTCTAGAGGATAATACCTTTGGTAAGGATTTTAAATTTAGAAAGGGTCAAAGAGAGATCATTGTTAAAATTTGCGAAACATACCTAGAAGATCCTAAATCCACATTAGTAATTGATGCACCAACAGGTGCCGGTAAGTCTCTTATTGCTATGTGGTCAGCTCACTTATTAAAAGAACTTGGTAATAGAGGTTACATGGTTACTAGTGACCTGAGTCTTCAGGATCAATATGAGTCTGACTTCTATGACTATGGTTTGAGATGGCCATCTATTAAAGGTGTAGATAATTATGAATGTTCTGTCAATGGTTTACCGTTTTCATTAGGTGATTGCAAACTCAAAGGACTAGGATATGAAGCTGCTGAACAATTGAGTTGTTACAGTTCGTGTAGTTATTTACAAAATAGACGTAAAGCAATTGATCAACCTATATCATTACTTAATTATTCTTTTTGGTTAATTCAAAGAAATTATGTCGATGCTAAAATGAGACAAGAAGAACGAACAGTTCCGTTTGAACAAAGAGATTTTGTATTCTTTGATGAAGCACATAGAATAGACGATATTGTTCAAAGTCATTTTAGTCCTCGTATAGATTCCAGTGTCGTTGATAAAATGGTGACTTTAAATAGATTTGCTAGCAAGCAAGGTTTACAAGAAGCTACATACACTAAGAATAAATTACAATCACTTGTCAATGATATGATGGTTGGCGGTAAAGCTGATGTTTTTGAAGCTATGGTAAAATTCGAAAGAATTCTACATGGATATGGAAAGGTTAGGCAGTTTGCAAATAAAACAGCTAAAAAAAGATATAAAGTATCTGGAATTCCTAAGGATTGGCAAACAGCGTTTGCTCACTTTGATAGACTTAAAGATATTCACTGTAAAATAGAAGATTATATAAGTTTGATTAAAGAAGTAGGTATTGATAAAATGGTACTAGATCAAAACGAACATGAAGCTAAATTCATGTGTGTTGAAGAAAGTCTAATGATCAATAAATACCTACACGAGAAGGCTGATTTTAAAGTATTCATGAGTGCAACTATAGGTGATCCTAGATCTTTCGTTAGAATAATGGGTATTAAGAACGCAAAGTTTATTAGAATGGACAATGCATTTAATTACGATAAGTCTCCTGTTGTTTTTGTAAATAGACATAAGCTTTCTTTCAGAGAACGAGAGACAAGTTTACCTAAAGTTGTAGAGATATTAGATCAAATTATAAGTAAACATAAGGGACAACGCGGAGTGATTCATACAGGATCATATGCATTTACTAACTATATTAAACAGAATTCTAAACATACATTTAGAATTATGGATTATGAAAATTCTAAAGAGAAGGCTCTGATTTTAGAATTGTTCAAAAAGAAAGAAGAAGCCGTGTTGATGGGACCATCATTGTTAGAGGGTTTAGATTTAAAAGACGACACTAGTAGATTTCAGATATTCTTTAAAGTACCTTATCCATCATTAGGTGATCCGCTAATTAAAGCGAAGATGCAAACATCTAATGAGTGGTATGATTGGAAAACAGGTATAAGTATATTACAAGGAGTCGGTAGATCAGTGAGAAGCAAAGATGATTGGGCAGTAACGTATGTCCTAGATGCTTGCTTTAGAAGTCTGATAAATAAGAAGGGATTCTTCCCTCCTAGTTTTATGGAGAGGGTGAGGACCATTAAATAAAACCAAAAGTACTATGAAAAAATTATTAATTATTGGCGCATTGTTATTATCAAGTTGCGGATCTTTACAATTTAAATATGGTGCACTGAATCAAGCTGCACATAATCAAGCATTAAATGGTAATCCATCGATTACGGTTAAAACATACACTACAACATTTCAAACATTTAAAAATCTAGATCCACAAGATTTGGGCTTATCTCATGGCGGAAGTTGGATACACTGTAGAACTCATGGCTTCCATGATCTGAATGATTGGACTGATTTTAGTTACTCACCACAATGGTGTAGACCTAGTGAAGGTTTTACAAGAGCAGCTTCATGGAATACAAATTGGGCATGGATGCACCAAAACGGTTGGAATAACTGGATGTGGAATCCTAGACATAGATTCAATTATTGGGGCAATAACTGGTCACCTTGGATGGGCAATGTACACTATGGATATGGTAACAACTATTATGGATGGGGCCAACAGAACACATGGTATTGGAGTAATGGATATTATGGTGGAAACTATATGTATGGTAGAAGATCTAACATGAATGGTAGGCGCGGAAGTTTATTAGGTGCGTATTCTAGAACAACTACAAGAAATAGTAGAGCACATGCTTCTATGATAGAATCTACTAAAAGAACTACAAAACCTAGAAGAGTTATTAGAACTAATATTACACCAATTAATAACAATACCACAAAACCTAGAAGAGTTATTAGAGAGAAGCCGGTAGTTCCTGTGATTAGAAATAATAATACTAGGCCTAGAAATAACACTAGACCTGTGATTAGAAACAATAGTGGAAATAGTAATATAAGACCTAGTAATACTAGAACTAACACAAGGCCCGTTAGAACTAACACTACAAGAACTAATAACACTCGCACAACATCAACTAATAAAAGAACTACTAATAAAAAAAACTAAATGGGATTTAACAAATTAATGCTTCCAGATGTAGATAGATTGGATGAACAATTACAAATTGTAGGTAAAATAGAATTCGGGAAACATTGGCTGAGGCGATTTCAAAAGTCAGATGCTATTATGGGATCTAACGAATCACATGACTTTATTAAACCTTTTGCAGATTTCGCATATAAAGAAAGCAAACTAATATTTGTAAAAGATGAATTGGATACAGATATTAAAAAATAAGTTTATGTCAAAAAAGAAAACACAAGGAAACAACACATTCTATGTTTGGATTAAATCAGAGAGGATTGGACAAATAGTAGAAGTAGCAGAAGAACAATCTAATCCTACTTGGACTCAATTTACGGATGGTACTCAATGTAACTCTGCACTTATACATGAGTTTTTAATGGGTGCGGATTCAGAAGATCAAGCAAATAAAATCGCAGTTGATTTTGGTGGAATTACAACGTTTACTAAACCAGAGTCAGCAACACCAGTAAGACCTCGCAGAGACATTGAAACAATTGATGCAACACCAGTAAGACCACGCAGAGAACCATTGGCAGAGATTAATGTAATGCAAGAGATGCTCAAGAAAATGAGTGCTAAAAATAAAGCTGAGATGCCTGTTAAGATTAACATTCCATCTAAAGAAATATATGCACTACTTAAGGATCAAATGGACATTACTAAAAAGGACTTAAATAGTCAAATAGCAGCGCTCGTAGAAGATCAGATAGATAACCTAAGACAGCAATTAAAAGAACAAATAGAATCATTTATTAATAACTATTATAATGGAAGAACAAATACAAACAGCAGAACCAGCAGCGACTCAAACTCAGACACAACAGGAGATTCCTAATCGTAGAGTAAGAAGAGATCAACTAAGACAACAAGGTATTTTAAAGTATCTTAGTAAAAAGAACTTTCTTGATCCTATTCGTGCAAATTTTAGATCTGAAAATATCAAGACTGGTCAAAAGATTCAGGATATTAGACGTGTAAAACTTGAAAAACAATGGGAAGCTAGTTTTATGGCTAAGTTGGAGAGTATGAAAGAAACTTGGTATGAAATCGGCTATAACTCTAAGGAAATGGAATACCTAGAAGAAGCTGCCGCTATTTTCTTTGCAAAAAATAAAGAAACTTACAGAGAAGATAAAAAGGAAGCTAAACAATTAATGAAGAAAGCTAAAGATTCTTTAGCTTCTAGAAAATAAATTAATATATGTTAAGTATTGGTATTGAGCCAGCAGATAATGGCGTTATAAAAACATTAGTCGACGATAATGTAAACGGAGGCGGAGAAGAGTTTGAATCTAGAAACGTCTATGAATTTGAGGGACCATTAAAACGAATAAATCAAGTTAAGTTTATTAAAGATCTTATTTTTGATTTAGGAATTGATATAGGCACAGAACTAGATGCGGATTATTTACAAATCTATACTGGTTGGGGAAAACAATATGTTGGTACCGAAAAAGAAATTAAAAACAAGATCAATATCTTAGAGAACGAAGTCAAGAGATTAGGATCTATATTAGAGAAATGAATTTAAAAGTAGAAGGTGTTTGGTGTAAGACTAGAACTGAATTTGATAGGTTATCCAAGAGTGGTGATTATGATCTAACAGTTTCTTACTATGATATATTTAATCGCTTAATAAAAAGTGATCCAAATAATGTTGAACCTTCTCCTATAATTATTTCAATTTACATAAGAAAATCAATTCAAAAAGTATTAGGGGATCTTGGTGAACACAAAGATGCTAAGATCCTCTATATGTTTAAGTCCCTGAGTTCAGAAACTGTTACTGGTTTCAGAGAATTTATCAACACTATGATCGATGAAGAGTGCGAGTTGGACCTGCTAGTAGTTAACAGGTGTGACTTCCCTAAGGCCGGAGTCTTAAGCAAATTCGATAATGTTAGGTTTTTAGATAATGATTAAACACAAGCTCTTTTCTAAGGGCGATCAAATTCACGCCTTAATTTCATCTACACATCAACCCAACTTATTAATCCCGGTTAGAGCAACCATATATGATGTAAAGTTCGATGATGTAAATCCTCAATACCAAATAAGAGTCAAGAAATTCTATGATCAAGTATATTTTTTAAAGAAAAATCTTTTTGGTGGTAGATTTATAAGAGATTTTGAGGGTAAATATACTAAACTTAATTTAAAGAGAGGCCTCTATTCAACAGTTGATGATATAGAGAAGAATATATTTAATGGAGACAAATGGAAACAATATTTAGTTGTTGTAGATTCAGTATTCTGTACAAGAACTAGAGCTGAACAGGAAACCTTATTCAATAATATACAAACGTTCCATATAGAGATGAAACTCAAAGAGCTCTATGAACTTGTTAATAGAGCTGTTTATAAAAACGGAGAATTCTATTGGCACACTAAGGGCGAATACGTAAAATCTTTGCAGAAATTTCTAGGAGATAAATACTCTAAAGATCCTAAATGGATCGACAATCTTCTATATAGACCCGAGACCGACGAAATGGACAACGTCGAATGGGTGTAAATATATTATCCTACCATAATACGTAGATATATATAAAAAAAGAAATTCATATTTATGTCAGGAATTACGGACGATGCAAATTTTATTTTTAAAAAAGTACTTGATGTGGTTGATGCCACTACTGGTTTAGAAACTAAAGAATACATTTATGACGATGTAGTAAACGGTGGTGAAGTAACTACTAGAGTACTTAAAAACGGTGCGTTAGATGCTGGAACTCCAAAACCAGTAGATGAAAAGGGTTCTGGTAAAACAACAATGACTGATGCTAATTTTTCAGAAGCAGCAACTAATAATAGTTCAATGTATCCTGAAAAGGGTTCAAATTCTAAAGCATATAACGTACAGTCAACAATAAGTGGCGGTCCTGGTAAAGTTACATATGAAGATAAAGGTGAAACAGTTACCTTTGGAAAGGCACCTAGAAGTTTATTTAATAATTGGACCTTGCTTAGATATGCCAATAGAGTTGGCGTTGTCGCAGGTGATGATAGTACGCCATATGATGGCTCGACATATAACAAAGCTGTAACTAATTCGCTTGGAATTAATCGTAGAAACAATCCAACTGCTAGAAATATTGTAGAGTATTCACAAGAAGTTGGAGGAGCATCATTCTCTTATAGTTATAGCGATTTTATTCAAATGGAACATTATGGTCAAATATCTAATGATTATTTGATTACTCTTAGGAGATTTGCATATCCAGTAGGTGATGACTTATTATCTCCTAAGATTGCAGGTACCACAGGAGAGAAAGTAGACGCATCCGCTCCTGATTTAGCGAGAGCTGTGACATGGCTGTCACCCTCGTTAGGAAATGATTTAAAAGAAATACTTAAATTTAAAACAGGATACGAATGGAAAGAAGCTAAATCAAAAATACAAGAAGCACAATCTAAAAGTGCAGATAGAGGTAAACTTGGAGAGATGATAGATGCAGGTGCAGGTGGACAAGGTGGAGCAATAGAATCCGGTTTAAATGGATACTCATCAGTACAAGCGAAACAACTTAGACTGAACGGTAATGTAGATCATACTAAAGAAACTTATCCTAATAAAGTGTTTGGACCTCTTAATATCATTGATAAAGTATTGGCAAGAGAAAAAGGTTTAAAATTTGAACAAGAATTTAAACTTTCATTTCACTATGATTTGAAAGCATATCCAGGAACTAGTCCTAAAGTTGCATTCATGGATACACTCGCAAATATATTAGCATTAACATATAGTAACGCGCCATTCTGGGGAGGAGCAACTAGATTCTCTGGATCAGGAGCCACTGGTAAACCATTTGGTGACACAGCTAAATTAGCATCTGGTGATTATGCTGGTTATTTAGGTTCTATTGCAGATACACTCGCAGGTATGGGTGGAAACTTCATGGATCAATTAAAGAAGACAGCTTCTAATGTTGCTAACGGAGAGGGTATTAACAAAATACTGGGTGATTCTTCAATTCTTGAAAACATCGTTGGTGGTGGACTTATGAAATTAATGGGTGGACCCAGTGGTGGCGAGATCATTAAAGCATTTTTAACTGGTGACCCAACTGGTCAATGGCATTTGACTATTGGTAATCCAATGAACCCAATAATTGTATGTGGTAATTTAGCATTACAAGAATCCGACTTTAGTTTTGAAGGACCTTTAGGTTTTGAAGGATTTCCTACTAAAATGAAAGTTGAGATGACCCTAAAACCTGGTAGACCTAGAGATAAAACAGAAATTGAATCTATGTTTAATGCAGGTAGAGGTAGAATGTATCTACAGCCCGAATGGGCAAATGATGGTGGAGATGGTATTGATGTAGATGCTATGTTTAATGTAGATGCATATGGAGCTAAATCTGCAAAAGGAAATCTTAAAAATAAACCATATATCAGTAGATTATCTGATATGTCGGCTGGATAAAATAATATATTATAATGGAGTTTAAATTATTTGCTAATAAAAAATTAAGTGAAGATAAAGATAAATTATTTTTAGCTCAGCCAACTATGTTGTTTGGAAGTTTAAATCCAAGCGATTATTTTATGATAGCTAAACATGTTGTGAAGATAGATGATCTTGTTAGGCCAGATAGAATATCGTTTGAACATTATGGTACAACAGCAGGTTTAGATATTATTCTAAAATTCAATGGTATTTCAGATCCATTTTCTATTAATATAGACGATACGTTATGGATTCCTATGGATACAATTCCCTATTTTAAGTTAGAATCTCCATCAATGTTTGAAGATAATCCTATTAAGAATCAATTTATAAAAACTAAAAGATTAAGTAAAACTGATCAACGTAGATTAAAAGCACTTAAGAAAAAGTATAACAAGGAAAACTTATTACCACCTAACGTCATACCTGTTGGTAGAAAAAATTATGAATTTGATGGAACTGACGTAAGATTGGGAATGCAAGCACAAACAGATCCTGTGGTTGCGTCAATTTTAAGTGACATGTTTCCAATTGATGACTTTAACGATTCTAAAAACGATAGAAAAGATGGAGCAGGTAATCTAACAATAGACACAACAGATAATTCACAACTAGAGAATGACAACAACGGGAGTGGAAGCGGAGTAGGAATTAATTACGAAGATCAACTAGATAAGAACAACGGAAACCCTAGAACTGGAAGCGGGGCTGGTGGCGGAACTGGTAGTGGAACTGGTGGCGGAACTGGTTCAAACGCAGATGGTTCAAAAACTGACACTGCAGATGAAACTGGAGGAAATAAAGGAGATGGAACGTCGCAAGGAACCAGTGATAATAATCCTACTAATAATCCAGATGCACCTTGCTCTAAATAATAATATATGGAATTATCAAATAACATATTAGCCGTAGTAGAACCTGAAATTAGACCTACTGAGATAAAGATTGATGCTTTAGCTGAAGAAAAGAATGAAAAGAAGGAAGCTGGTGGAGATGACGCAGAAGAATCTAATTTCAAACAAACCAGTGTGATTGCAACATTAACACCAATGGTGCTTATTAATGGATACCAATTTAAACCAAGCGATGTAGAATTTTTTGAATTAAACTTAACTGAAATACTACCTACATGTAGGTTAACATTACGTGATCAAGAAGGTAAATTCGGAGTAGGAAGTATTCCACGTGATGGCGACTTTTTTACAATACTTATAAACTCTAAAAATCAAGAAACATTCAAATCAATCCACATGGACTTTGATATAGCTGAATGTGATTCTCCAAAAGAAGGTAATGTTGTTGATGCGACATATACTATGTCAGGTTTTTGCAAAATACCTAGGATATATGCAGAAGATTGTAAAAGTTTTGGTGTTGCAAGTTCTTTAGACCATATGGAGCTGATAGCAAGAGATTTACAATTAGGATTAGCAACTAATATAGACTCAACTGATGATGAACAAGACAGACTTATGTCATTTGAACCATATCTTGATTTTATTAAGAGCACTATTAAGGAGAGTTATATTGGTGAAGAATCCTTTCAGAAATTCTGGATAGATTCTTATTATTATATGAATTATGTAGACGTGAATGCTTTGTTCAATTCACCTAACCCACCAATAGAAGAGTTTGCTGAGTCTTTGGCCTCAACTGTGGAATCGATGACTCCTAAAAGAGATGACGAAACAAATGCAGTAACAGGGAACGACATTGAAGTGCCTCTATTGTTAACTAATCATATTGCATTTATGGGAAATAGCGCATTTATAGAATCTAATAAGATTATAAATAATGCAAATGCAATCAGTACGACTGCTGGTTATGCCAGAGAAGTTACAATATATGATAATAATAGTGATAAAGCAGAGAGAAAACAAGAGTTTAGAATTGAACCATTAGGTGGAAACGATTTAAAAGAATTAGAAGAGCCACTGCGAGGTAATAGAAATGATACTAGACATGTTGATCAGATAAAATACAAATATATTGGAAGACAAGAAGCTGGAGCAGATGGTCTTGGTAATGTACACCCTAATGCAGCATTTTCCCAATTACATAATACTCAAAACGAACTAGAAACACAGAAAATGAAAGTAGAGGTAACTCTTAATTCATTTAACCCATCATTATACAAGTATCAAAAGATTCCTGTATTAATGTATATTACCAATCCTAAAGCAATTCAACAAAACGAGAGAATTAAAGGTGATAAGAAAGAACTAGGAATGGATAAAGACGAGCCGTTTGCATTAGGTGAAGATACTGAAGGTATTGCGGAATCTGGCAAAGAATCTCCAAATCAAGCTTTAGATACATTTTTGTCAGGCTATTACTTGATTGAAGACATTGTATATAGAACTGAAGAAGGTGAAACTAAACAAATAGTAACGCTTCTTAGAAGAGAATGGCCAACAAGAACTGAAAATTTAATTAATCCTCCAGGTTTTGAGGATGCAACCGACGAGGAAAAAGCTGACAATGTGGCTGAAAATAGTCCACCTGCAGATGAACCTGAACCAACACCTGAACCAACTCCGGAACCAACACCTGAACCAACACCTGAACCGACTCCGGAGCCAACTCCAGAAGAGGAATTAGAAATAGACATAAACTTTGATTATACTACTGTTTATCAAGATGCCATCAGAAATGACGAGTATGCAATATTTGAAGGTACGTGGACTGCAAACAAAGATATTTTGTTTGATACTTGGGAAGCATACTTAGAAAATGATTATTGGTCTTTATCATTCTCTGCTAAATTCGGGTTTACAGTGAGAAAAGACGGAACTTGGAAATTAGATTTGAACATGTTCAAGGACGATCTTGATGATGAGAGCGATTCGAATGATGATGGAACTGTTACTTTCAATTATGAATTTGAAATGATAATAAAAGCAGAAGGTAAAACATTTAGTAAGAAGGCCCAAGTTACGGTTATTGATAGTCTTGATATACCTTCTTAAGACAAAAAAATAAAGATAAATAATACATGTCAGACTTTAAACATATTAACGAGTTTAGAAAAGGTTCAATTTTAAGTAAGATCAGTGAAGATCCAACTTATTTGAGTTTCTTTATGATGTTTGATGCAATAGACAGAGAACATTCACCATTATTATCAGGACCAGCGGAGGAATATCTTAGACAATTTGTTGATCCTCCTGGATCAACGTCTGACAAACCTGGAAAACATGTTGCAAACTTACGAGCTTTCAAAAAAGTGTTACTTAAGATCAATAAAGAACTTCCATGGTTTTGGCAGAAACTAAATGGCTTAGAAGCTACACAAGAATATAAAGACATGTCTGAGCCATTTAATGGGGCAGAAAAACCAAAAATAGAAATTGAATGCCTAGAAGAGAATGTTGAATTAACAGCATTAGGTTTAATGCAGCTTTACAGAACTGCGGTATATGATTATAACAGATTCGTAGAGGTTTTACCAAAAAATTTAAGACACTTTAGAGTTTGGATCGTTATGTCAGAGGTTAGAACATTTCAACAAAGTATTGGCGCTAGAGATTTTGGTTTATATGGTAATTCAACAACGGCTGCGTCTGTGACAACGCCTTCAGGTTTAAGTCAAATCAAATCAGCTTTGGGTAAAGGTAGTGAAACACAGATTAAGTCGGTACCTGGTGGATTTGACGAGCCATTAGTAAAAAATTATTCGGCTGAGGCGAAACCGCATGTTATGATAGAATTAGGTCATTGTGAATGGGAAACTGATTCTATAAAAGAAATGTTTTCTGATTTAAATAAACAACCTGAACTTAGAAAACCTAAATTGAGCTTTTATTGGAACACATCTAGTATTACCAGTAATAAATTTGGACCTAACATCTCGAGTCCAGAAGCCTCACCACTAATGCCTACTTCAAAGAAAGATGATGAGTTATATCCCAATACTCCATTTAATCCACTTGCGAATATTCAAAACGCAATTAGTGATAAAGTTAATGGAATAGCAGATGGTCTAGTAAATAGATTTAATAATCTAAAGAACAGTTTACCGGGCCAGGGCAATAATCCAATGGGTAGAGTATATCCAGAAGGTTTAACTGGGGCTGCGGCTACATTGGCCGAAGCTGGAATGGATAAAGTTAAAGCTTTATTTATGGATAATGTTCATGGAGCTTCTGGAGCATTAGGAAGTTTAGGAGATATTAATTCTGCTTTAGAAGCTGGTAGTATCAATGGTATTATGAATTTAGCTGGTCAATTATTTAAACCTAAGCCAAATAAACCGGCTAATGGTAATATGTCTCCACATGGAATATATGATCCAGCAATTGACAGTTCACCTGATGGTTTTATTAATGAAAAGGTATATGATCCTATTGCACAACAATCAAATAGTCAAACAATATCACCTGGTAGAATTCATGAACCGGGAGTAGATAGTAGTCCAGATAATAGTATTAATGATAATGTACACGAGTAATGGCAGATGAACTTTTTCAAGATAATTTAAGAGATTCACATTGGTTAGGAGAAGTCGTAGTAAACGAAGATCCTTTACTTAATGGTAGATGTCGTGTTAAAGTTTATGGTAAATTTGATAAACTTGAGAACGATTCAATTCCGTGGGCAACTCCCATGAATAGAGATGCAGTGGGTTCTCATCATGTACCAAGAGTTGGTGACATAGTTGCGGTTAGATTTGATAATGGTAACATATATCATCCAGAATATTGGTTTCAAATAGATCAAAATGACGATTTAAAAACAGATATATTGGAGGCATCTGATGCACCACAAGATGTTATAAGTTTAGTATATGATGCTGAACGAAATGTAAGAATATATCATTCTCCCGAGGATGGTTTGGTTATCACTCGTGGTAGTGGAGCTAAGGAGAGACCAATGATACAAATAGACGAAGAAGGATTCATTAAGATAAGCACAGATGCGAAAATGTTCTTAGACTGTGGTGATATATTCGTTTCAAATGAAGGTGAACCAGGAGCAGATGAGACAGAACCAGCAGTTAGAGGTCAATCTCTACAAGATTGGTTACAAATGTGGTTAGACGATTATAATGCACATATTCATCCAACGGGAGTTGGACCATCAGGACCACCGATGCCGCCTACACCTGTAACTGTAGGTAAACTATCAAGTACACATATTAACTATCAACAAAAAGGTAAATAATTATGCCAGCAATGTGGCCAACATTTATACCAAATCTAGCCGGCGATATCGCAGGGCAATCTTTCACTAAACCTGGAGGTGCAATGGTATCTTATGAATTACCTAAAGTTGGAGTTGATCAAGTGCCTATTTTTCCACCATCTACCGATTTAATAAAATCAATAAAACCAGGTAATCCACTTAACGCTGCATTAACTACTGATCCTACTTCGATGATAAATGCAATTAATCTTGCGCCATTAAGTGGAAGATATGATTTTGGTGTAAGAGTCGCTGAAAGATATCTCGAAGCTGTGAAGGGTTTGGCAATGACACCATTTGGTGCAACACATACAAATAATCCAGCGGCTGAATTTTTGTTGAAGCAGGGATACGGATTAGTTTTTGAAAGACTACTAAAAGAAGGTGATATTCCTTTACAAGATCAAAAGGATGAAGATGGAAACATAATAGAAATGGGTAAAGAATCTCACCCTGATTATGCTGATTTTTGCCCAGATCCAGTTGAAACACCAGATCCCGTTGAAGAACAAAAGAAACTAGATAAGAAATTTAATAAATTCGTAGATGACTATAAGAGTGATTCCTTGATGGATTTAAAAAAGTTTAGATTTTTTGAATTTCCATGTTTGAGTGGTAATGAGACGCAATCCGAATTAGAGAATCTGTTTGCTGCTAGATTGATAGAACAATATAAGACATCTAATGACAAAGCTGAATTTAAATTATGGGCAGAATGTTTGGGCTCTAAAAAATATAAAGATAGTACTTTATTAATAAGTGATAAACCATATCCTAATATTAGTACATCGACCAGAGCTGACATATCGTCTGCCGGTTATAACTGGCAATCTTTAGCGGATAATGTGAGTGATTTATTTATAGCGGGTATAGAAGGTAATGGTCCTACATTAGATTGTCCATTGAATGAATGGAAAATTCAAGTAGCGTATGATTTTGACCATAATCCTCCTGAAAATCCAAGCAAAAGACCTAAGATATTAACGTCCAATGTGGTAGCTACTTTTAGTTGGTATCCTGGTTTGAGGCAAGGTTCTTTTGCTTATATTAATGGATCTGCAGTTACTGCACCTAAGTGGATAAAAACTCCAAATTGGATTGAAAATGTATATGAAGAAAACGAATGGGAAAATCATTGGCGTAAAATTCCAAATGCAATGAGCAATGCTAGAACTCCCGAAGATGTGATTGACATAAACCCAACAGCTGGCGGAACTATATTTAAATTTCAAAGACAACAAGTAATAGACGCTAAGACTGCTGCGGAAGAATGCGATGATGTAGAAGAAGATAGCAACATAGACTATACTTGGCCAGGCGGTGATCCATATGAAGAAATGGCAGAAGTAACGATTGCATATTGGTATGCTTGTATTGTGAAACCGTTTGCACCTACACCATCAGCTTTGCCAGCATTAATACCAGCGCCATTGACTGGAATTTATATACCAATATACTATGGTGGTAAAAAAAGATTAGCTAAAAATCTTAGAAAGGCTTGGAACACTGGAAAAACATTTAGTGTTATTCCTGCTCCACAACCACCTGCATTTGCAGTTGCAACAGCAGTTGCTGCAGCTTACGCATTACATTTACTAGAATTTAAACTATTATACTTAGGAGGTATTCCCACACCGGTCGGCCCAGTTCCTATGGTTGGTTTTGTACCTGTTGTGTTCTAAAAAATAATAGGATATATAATATGTTACACCTTTAATATAAAATAAATGAACAACGAAAAAAACAAAAGAATTAGAATTGGCGAAACCAAAACTAATCAAACACCAGTTGAAGAACTAGACACTATTGTTGAAAACTTAAAAAAAGAGGAAGATTCTGGACCTGAAGGTGCAGAATTCTTTGATGAAGCCGGAGAATTTGATTGGGATGCATTTGAAGCTACTTGCCCATCAAGAACGCGAAAACACAATCCACATATAAAGACACAGAATGGAGATAAAGTATTTTCTAGGGAAGTATATGCTCAAGAAATGTATGACATTCTTTCAGCACATGACGAATCATTAGGAAATGTTATAACTATTCTAAACCCAGGAGAAATCCATGAGGGTAAAATATACGCAGTTAGTTCTGAGTTTATTAGTGTAGATATAGGTTACAGAGAATTAATATATGTAAAATATGATAAAGAACCTGTAGAAGTTCAGTCATTAAAACCAGGAGACGAGACTGCAGTATTAATTACTCAGCTAAGTAAAAACTCTCATGTACTAGGAAGTATTAATGGAGGTGTTAAACACAAAGTGTTTATGGATCTTAGAGAAGCTGTCGAATCAGGAGGAACTGCATGGATTGGTACAGTTACACATATGATTGAAAACGGAGGTTACATGGTATTAGTACAAGGAATTGAGTGCTTTATGCCAGGATCACTTGCAGGAATTAATAAATTGCATGATTTTGGTTCTATTATTGGAACAGAAATGTATGTGGTTCCGGTGAGTTTCTCACCAGACCGAGGTACATTGGTTGTTTCACACAGAAAATACTTACAAGCATTGATACCTAGTGAATTAGAGTCATTAAAAGAAACACAAGGTGAAACTCTCACTGGAAATGTGACAGGTACTGCTAAATATGGTGTATTTGTAGAATTTAACAAGTGTTTAACTGGAATGATACATAATAATGATTTAGACGAAGACACATTAGTTAAATTTAAAGCTAGGGATATTAAACCAGGTGATGAAATTTCATTTATGGTTAAAGATATTATTAGTAATACTAAAATTACACTAACACAAAAGGCCAATATAACTGTTAATCCTTGGTTAGACATTCAATCAAGATATCAGATTCCTTCTGTAATACAAGCAACTGTAAAGACTAAGAAAGATTACGGTTTGTTTATTACAATAGAAGAGGGTGTCACTGGGCTGCTACATGTCAGTGAATTAAGTGAAGAAGTAATGAGTGTATTTAAATCAGGAGATCCTATTACAGTACAGATTACTAGGATCGATGTTGACTCTATGAAAGTCTTCTTGAAAATGCCTTAATAACTATTGCAACGAGAGCGTGATATATATTGAAACGGTAATATCATAATCTTAATATGCAAAAATTAACTATAGATTCTCCGAGAGAATCAATATTGAATGCGGCACTCATGGGTGTTGAGTTTGAATTCTATTCTGATCTCGATCTAGAAGTAACCAGAAAATCTCTGGCAAAACTTCTAGATCGAAAGATTAGATTAGAAGATAAAGCACATAGTGATTTTGAACCTTCAGCTGAAGAGTTTAAAATAGAACCAGATATGTCTGGTGGTAAAGGACTAGTAGAACTAGTGACTGGGCCAATCCCTTATAGAAACGCCAGAATAATGGTTATCAAAGTGCTTGATTGGATATCTAAGAATGGATATACTAATGATAGAGCATCAATACACATCAACCTATCATTTGATAAAAAATATCTAGAAGACCGAGACACTGTCTTGAAAATGAATGTTCTTAAATTCATTCTAGAGTTTGATGAACAACAAGTTTATAAGTTATTTCCTGAAAGAGAAAAATCTGCGTATGCAAAAAGTGTTAAATGGGTGATGCCAAAATGGGAATCATTTCATTTTGATGCCAATCAAGTAGCTTCTACTAATTTTAAATTTGCCGATACTAAATATTACGGAATAAACTTTTCTAAGAAGGAGAAGAATTATTTAGAGTTTAGATATATTGGTGGAGTTGATTATGAAAAGAAAGTTGATGATATACTATATCTAACTGAGAGTTTTTTAATGCAAATGTGGAAATTATGTAATGATGCTAGATTTAGTAATGAAAATAAAATTGAACTTCAAAGAATTTTAAATAGGAATAAACCTGTTTCTGATATGCTGAAAGATTACTCAGCAGTTACAAAGAATTGGCCAAATATACAAATACTGACCGATTTACAAGACAATCCCACAATCATAAAGGTGCACTGGGAGAGGTTTAAATTGAGAGTAATGGATTTATTAGTAAATGGATCAATGACTGATGGTATTATTAATTATGACTCCGACTATGGTGCTGTTCAGATCAAGGATGGTAAATTTCCAACTGTATACTTTTTAGAGAATTTTGAATTTATTGATTGCGAAATAGCAGGAAATGTAGATAATTCAAGTTTTTATAATTGTGATATATCTGGATCAGCTATTAAGTGGGGTAGTTTATACCAAGGTACTAAAGTAAAAGAATCCAAGGTAGAATCTAGTTACACACATGGTAGCTGTGAGTTAACTAATTGTTATGTTGCGGGTCGTGATACCATGTTTAAAGGTAAAATGATAGGCGGTATATTCAGAGAAGGTTTTATGACAAACAGTGCTAGATTTGAAGACACTGAAATAGTAGTAAGTAAAAAAATAAAAGAATAAAATGAGTGAAATTAGAAGCGGTTCGAATAATGATCTTACAACTGGAAGGTATTTTGATCCTAATTGTTTAAATGCATTTTTAGAAGAATTAGGTGATGACATTACCGGAGCATGTATGGTACCTATTAATTTACCACAAAAAGAAATTATTAATATAATCAAAAGAGCTAAAAAATGGTTCTATAAGAAGTATGAGTATTCTGTAAAAGAAAACTATTACCATATACCACATTCTATATTTAGTACTGATTATTTTAAAAGTCGTAGAACACTTAATCTACCTGGCCCTAGTTTAGATGGTGGAGGTGGAGTATATTCAGTATATGGATTGTATGACCTTCAGTCAGGATGGAATGGCGGTGGAGGTGGAATGGATGTAAGATTCGATTCTGGTTCTGATTTTTCTATGGACAGAATGTTGTTTAGAGGAATGTATGAAGGTGGAGGAATGTCTGAAGCTGCGGAAGAATTACAATATTATGTATTGAATGCTTCTATGCAAGATTTAACTAGGCAAATATTAAACAATCCTATTTCTTATAGTTACTCTAATTTAACTGGAGAATTAAAGTTCATGGGTGATACACCAAAAGGTGATGTTATATTAGAGTTATATGAAACTATACCTGATTGCGCGCTATATTCCGATGAAATATTCTTCAGATATGTTAGTGCTAAAGTAAAACAATCTATTGGTTCTAAATTAGCGATCTTCAAGTTTGCGTTACCAGGTAATGTAGATTTTGATTATGATGCTATTAAATCAATGGGTGACGATGAATTATCTGCAATTGATGAAGAGATCAAGGGCGATGAAGGCGTTGACTGGATGATGCATTCGTAAATAAATAGAGATACATAAATAAATGGAATTATATATAAAATATCTCAGTGATCCTAACTATGACGAAACTCAAGTTCAGACTAATGATGAAATAGAAATGTTAATCACACAGATTCAAACTGTTTTATTTACAAATACAGGTGAAGTTATGGGAAGTCATAATTTTGGTTGTAACTTGGAAGAACTTATATATGATTTTGGATCTAGCGCACACAATATAAAAGCTGTAATTACAGATCAATTGAATCAATATTGTCCACTTGCTAGTAAATATAACTTGGAAGTTAAGATAGATTTTGTAAAAGGTGAGGTTAGGGATATGGCTTTCATAGATATTACGATAGATAGTAGATATGCTATAAAAATAAGCATGCAGTAAAAAAGTATACATAAATAATGGCAGAATTAAAATTTTTAAGTACAATTAGAACCGGAGCAAATGCCATAAAGGCAGATGCTAGGACGTATATTTCTAGGGTTTACAACAGGGCAGAAACCCTGTTTACCGTTGCATCGCCGTTCGCTCAGATAGTAAGTGTCTTATCAGAAATGATGGATCTTATTATGTTCTATATAGAGGATTCTGTTGTAGAACAAAACATATACACTGCTCAACAGCCCGAGTCAATATATGGTATGTCTAGATTAACTGGTCATGATGCTACAAGAGGTTTTGCATCAACTGGTGAAATTACATTTAGATGGAAGCCCGGTGCAGATATGGTAAAGATTGCTGGAAATACATTAAATATAGAAGGTAGATCAAAACTTAAATTCGAAGCAAATGGTTTAACTTATACATTATTAAATTCAGTAGATAGATATAAATTACAAAAAACAAATTACAGTTCATTTAAAACTGCTATCATTCAGGGTGAATTTGAATCACAAACTGTAACGTCTAATGGTAACAAATTACAATCATTTAATATAAATACCGGTGGAATAACTGATCACAGTAAAGTCAGTGTCAGCATTAACGGTGAAAAATGGATGAAGCATGAATCTCTATATGATTTGTTATCTAATGAAAAGGCATATTTAATTAAAACCGGAATTAGCGGAGGATTAGATCTTTATTTTGGAAATGGTTCTTTTGGTATGATTCCGCCGTTAGGCGCTAGTATTGAAGTAGAATATGTAAAACACGTTGGTCTTGCCGGTAATTTAGATGATTCACCAGATTTAGCAATCAAATGGGATGGATCTGGTACAGATTCAAACGGAACAGAACATGATTTGAATGAATTTTTAGATGTGACTATTACTTCTTCACCTAAAATGGGTAGTGATAGAGAAAATACAAAATTCACTAAAATAATGACACCATTGGCTAGTAAATCATTCGTACTAGCAACACCAGATAATTATGAATACTTCTTATCAAGATACAACATGTTTTCGTACATAGATGCATATAACACAACGGATGATCAATACCTGGATGACGATAATGTTATTTATATTTTCGCAGTACCTGATATTAAAAAGAAATTATCTAAAAATCAAGATTATTTTAGCATGCCTCAGGAAGAAATGTTCTTTGATCAAAGTGAATATGATGCGATGCAAAAAGTACTTGAAGATAGCGGACAACAAATGGTAACTACAGAAGTTGTATTTGTTAAACCAAAGGTAAGGTATTATAGCATTGACATCAATATTAGGTATTTCGAAGGTTATACTAGGGATGAAATTTATACAAGTGTTAGAACTAAACTTTCAGATTATTTACTAAACATCACTCGAAGAGATAAATTGCCTAAATCCGATATCATTTATATATTGGAGGATGTTGCTGGAATCGATGCGGTAAATGTTAAGTTTATTTCAGAGACAGAGGAGACAGCTTTAAAGAATGGATATTTTGAATCTATTAACGTTAGTGTTATTCCACAAGAACCAGTAACGTTGGAGACTGTTGGTAATGGAAAACAAAAATATGTTTTCTTTAAGAAAATAGAAGATATAAAAGTGGTTCCTGTTGATAAGTCAATTGATATACCATATAGTGTAAAAGGTCTAGACCAGTGGGGAGATATTATTATGGATAAAGAAGAGGTTGCAGTATTCAGAGGTGGATGGCAAGATAGAGATGGAGATGTAATAGAGGATGATGTATTAATAAATGCTGAAGCAGCAATTAGTATAAATTTTGAATCAAATCCTGTTCCTAGAACAATCTACACTAGAGTACAGGCTGGAAATAGAAAGGCACTTAAATAATGGGATTATTTACAAATTTATTTAAATATAAGCAAGGTCGAAGATATGATTCTGCGAAGACTAGAAAAGATAGTAGATTGAATGATGGTTATGACTATGAAAATGAGTTAGCACCTGGTGAATTCATGGGAAGATCTCTTTCTGGTCACATTCAAAGAAATCAAACAATGAGACATTTTTTAGTGTTTTTAGATGATGCTATTAAAAACCTTTTAAAAGGCGCAAGATATTTGCATAATTATAAAAATTACACGGTCGATCAAAATACAAAGAAAACTAGATAATGTATAATAACTTAAGATTTTTTAAAGGAACAGACTATGATTTAAATTTCACTAAGAATTCTTCTGGTGTATTTAAGGGTACTGTTTACCTACCAGAAGTTTCTGAGGGCTTATATGAAACTATTAATTTGTTTATATTAGAAGAGTGCCAACTACTAGGTGATCCTATTATAAATTTTCCAGTTGCTGAAACTTCAAATGACGAAAAGTTTTTATTTGAGTGGAATGAAGAGGGACAAGTTGGTAGTAAAGATATTATCATGTATGAGATTGATAATACTGGTAACCTTCCAGTTATTAAAGAACTAAAATCACAAAAAACTAATTTAGTTGATTCTAGTAAAATAGCGGCGTATGATACTGGAGTAAAGCAATTATTAGAACAAGACAACACCGCAATACAAATTAATATTACATTAAATTCATCTACTGCCGGACCACATATTAGAAATCTAAATGTGTATAGCGAATCTGTGGGCATTAAGACTCTCATAGCTGTGATAGAAATCTATGGAGAAGTCGTTGCTGAAGATGAAAGATTAAAAGTACTTTTACAGAATTTTGGAGCTACATTGAGTGAGTCAGATTTTATGTTATTTAAAGATCATGATATCAGTGAGATGTCTCCTGATTTTCAGTTGTTAAATAGAAAGAGAAAAGAATTACTTTTAGAATTACATAACATTAAACCATTTGTCGGTACATATAAAGCAGTACTAAACGCAATTGATTTCTTTGGTTATGATAAGATTACTTTAAAAGAGTATTGGTTAAATATTAATAATTCAGTTAAGAATTTCGGTAAGTTATTTGCGGTACCAGTACCACATTCATCAGTTAGAGGTGAAGCTACTAGGAAGAAATTACCTTTTAAATTACCTTCTAATACTATGAAAAAGACTAGTAAGTTTAGTCTTGTTTATAGATTAAACGAACCTAATGGTACGTTTGATCATTGGGATATTCCAAATGTGGATGAGGTATTTGATTATACACCAGAAGAAGTTTTAATTAAACTATATGGTTTAAAGGCTAAATTACATAAAGAATATCTACCACTTCAGGCTAAAATTATAGATATTACAGCTGAAGGTGATTATTTTACACAAAGAAATATTAATGTATGGAATATTCAGAATGGTATAGATTACTTCAGTGAAGGACATGACATTAAATTTAGTGCATTTCCTAATGATAGACAATTGTTTATAGAAGATATGTCTATGGTATTAAAACCTTCGCTAGATCAAAACGACGATGCATCTAATTATAATTTATTTCTAAATTTGGGAATTGCTAATGAGGATACATTGGATACATCTGGTAGGACAGAACTAAAGGATATATTTAAGAAATTCTATGAAACGTATCATGATAGAGAATTACATTCATATAACCCAAATATTCCTATTGGATGTCCAGTAATATTAGACGGTACTGAATCATTTGATGATATATGGGATGAAGCTATTTTCACATGGGAAGACGCACATGATCCTAATGCTAATTTATTAGTAACTTGGGATAATTGGTGGAAATCATGGGTGTATGAGATAGAATGGATAGTTACTAGCAAAGACCGAGGGTTTAATGAGACATATAGAGGTGCGATAGATGACTACTTGGTGCTTCCGTTGATATTACCATATGCTGATGTATATACAGTAGAGATGAGAACTTATGATCTATTTGGACACAGATCTCATTATAGAATGGATGATTTAATCGATATTAAATTAAAGCAATTAGAGTTATACGGAATATACAAGTGGCTAGAATACGATACATGGGACAACAAGAAATTACCATGGTCAAAGTCTGGTGGCTACTGGGACTCGCCTCAGGATAATAAAACAACAATAGATGAAGATATAGCAACTTTATATTTAACTCTTGACAGGGCAAACTATATTCATTTTGAAGAGGATCAAGGCATTAGGTTTTCAACTGTACGAAGATATGTAGACACATACGCGGAAGTTGGATTTAGTGAAACCACTGGACCATATACATGGGACGAATCTTCATTCAATTGGTCTGATACAGTACACTTAGCGTGGGATTATATGAGGATTGGACCTGATTTAGCTGCGAGTTTTAAAATAAACGATATAAGAAATAGCGAAAAGTTATTTATTAAATATAGAAATCCAACAACTGGTCTTATTGAAATAGGTGAACATGTTATACAAAATGCTACACCAACTACGGTCAATGACGTTAATGGATGGAAACAGATAATGGATGAGTTAAATGCAAGTACAGATCCTATAATTAGCAAATTTAATTACAATGCAGTATTTGAAGATGTAGATGACAATGACATAAGCGATGTGTTTAGGTTTATTTTAGCGGTTGGGTGGGAGTATTCTAGAACTCATGATTTTGAAGAGGCTGGTATTAAGGCTTTTATTGGTTCTAATTCTAATATAAGTGGAGAGAATCATGTAAAACATTATAACCCAACACATGATGATACTCGTGTTTTTAGTGATTATGCAGAAATTGAAAAATCTACGCATGTCACTATATCTACTGATATTTCTAAGTTTCCTGGTAGTAAAAATGCAAAATGGACCATCACTAATATAACTAACCCAGAAATCACTGATATATACTATAATAATATGTGGCTGACGTACATCTTTAAAGAACCTGGAGACTATTCAATTCAGTTAGAAGCGGAAGATACACATGGCAATAAAAACCTTGTAAAAAGGAACATGTTAAAAGTAAAATAATAAAAACAATAAAAATGGCAAACATTACTGAAATTTTAGGAACTGACTCAGTTTCTGCATCGAGACCACTCATTAATAGTAACTTTGAGTTATTAAATGATGAATTAGCATCGGTTACCGCACTATTAAATCCAACTACACTATCACTGTCAGGTTTGGCAAGTATTAGTACTTCAACGTTAAGCGTTACACAAGGTGGAGTAAATCTTTTGTTAGTAAATAGTTTAGGAGCTACATTTGATACTGCAGTTACTTTTGCGAGTAGTGCTAAATTAGGAGGCACATTAATTAAAAGTGGAGCTTTAGGGACTTTCGCAGTACCTACTACACAGGTTACACCATCCTCAATTACTGCAATAACGTATATTGTTAGTAGTAATTTTACATTACCAGAAGCAGTGGATGGTCAAGAGTTGACAGTCATTAATGCAAATGAAAATTCTATATCATTATTAACATCAAATGGCGTATTCTTAGGTGCAGGATCAATCGCATTGGCTGGAAAAAATTCAACAGTAACATTAAGATGTTTTAATAACACATGGTATGTTATTTCATCGTACGATACAGCGTCGTCTTCTACTGGAAGCAGTAACGGAGCAGGTGTTGCAACAATATAAATAAATAAAATTTAAAGAATAGATGGCAACTCCTCTAGTTAGAATACCGCAGCCCATGGGTGGCACAATGTATGCTTTTGCTTCTTCAGCAAGAGACATGACTAGAGCTTTTAACAGTTCAGATTTAAATTTTGAGTTTAGTAAATATGCTTTATTAGATCTTCCGGATTTTACTGATTCAGTTAACGGTTCTAACACAATAGATTTCGAAACAAACCTTAAGCAGCCTTCGGGTCAAGCATACGTTGCTGGAATGCCTAATGTAGATTTCGCACAAACATTTCAGAACTACGCATTAAACTTGGAAGAATTGTTATTGAAAGATGACGATTATGATCCAATATTATTACAATCAGATGCTGAAAAGGTATTCTTTAAATGGTTAAGTTCGCTAGGAGCTGTTGATTTTATTGCAGCAGATTCTAATCAAACTCAATTAGGTAATTATACTGAAAAGGTAAATGGAACATTTGCTAGTGAAAATTACGATAGAATTGTAAAGTACTTAGGTACAATTGATGTAGAAAATGATGTTGCATATCAAGGTAACACATATCATGAGGTTTATATAAACGTTCCTACTTCGGTAGGTTATACGCCAACTGTTTTATTTAAACCAACAAACTACAACACAACCGCAACTAAATTATATGCAGCTGATTATATAAAGGGCAGAGAGGGACAAACACACCCTGATCCTAATATAAATATTGATGCAGTGGTTGATGAATACGCAACTAATAGCGGACCATATTATGATGTTAGAACAAATGGTACAAATAGTGTTGGTATACAATTCGACGCAAACGCTTATGAAGAGATTAACACCAATCCTGATGTTGAATCTTTATTAGATTTTGCTAAAAAAGGTCAAAAGTTTACATTTAATGCAATTCTTGTTTACTATGATCTATATAGTGAATCTATACCTGCAAATAGAGCAACCAACTTATATGGTATTTTAATATTAGATGATATACAAGATGCATATGGACCTGGTTCTAAGATCAATGAACAAATTAAATATAAACCAAACGAAGTTACTGGACTAAATGGTAACGCGTTCTCTTTAAAATTAAATTTAAAGTTTAATTCTTCATTAGATAATGTTGGAGTTGAAACTAGTGTAAATGATTTTACAACGTTCTCCATGGATTTATTTATGGATACAACAACCGCATTAGAAAATGCAACAGAACTTTTAATACAGGCAAATAATAGATATAATTCAATAGTTACTAGACTGGACAGTATAGAGAATTTAGTTACTGCAACAGAAGATGGAGCAGCTCTTACTTCTAGGATAAAGTCATTGGAAGATGAATTTCAAAATACATCGATACAATTAGCTGATTCAGATTCTCTTTTACAATTGATCAGCAAAGCACATAATAAAATCAACTCATTAATAGATGGGACTATTCCAGTAGAATTACAATACAACACTGATGTTATATTCGCTGGAAAGGGTACAGAAATAGATAAAACAATTGCTAATAAAATTAAAATTAATAGCACAGTTGACGGTTATGCATTAAACGATGTATTTTTATGGAATATTCCAGGAAAGGTAATAGCCACTCAATTATCAACAAGCTTGCCGTTTGATGCAGGCGTATTGGGGAGTGGATCATCTAAGTTTGCTATATGGTCTAAGCTTAGTTTATTTTCTAATAGATTAAGTCTTAAAGGTTTAATATCTTCTGATCCGGAAAGTAATCTTAATATATACATTGACGATAGTGTTGTCTCTTGGAAAACAGGACAAGCATTTAAGATTACATTTGATACAATCAATATGACAGGAAATAACATAAAAATCTGGACTGGTACATCATCTGGATTTGATAAATTAATAGCTGATATTGATGGAACACAATTAATAACAAACAAACCATATATTGAATTAGTGTGTACTGATTACACTAACTATCAATTTGAAGCCGATATATTAAGATAATATGAATACTAACAACTCTATTTCTAATTCGCTCAAGAAGTTACTTGAAATTAACGCAAATTCTTTAAAGACATTTGAGAGAATTAACGAAGCGATAACAACTGATCAAAAGGACGTGTCTTTAGAGATACTAACAGATGGCGGAACCAAAACAGTTTATGTGCCATCGTTTGGTTTCATGAAACGAGAACTAGAGAGGTTAGATACTAATCTAAAATCTTTAGCAGGTTTAGGTAAAGGTAATACAAGGATAAAACTACCAGACGGTACATATCAGAGTATTATTACTTCTACACTAAAAACACCTGCCAGTGATATTACAAGTTTTAATAGACCTGTAAATTTTTCAACTAAAGCTAATTACTTTTTTGAAGATTTCTTAAACCCATTATTGACAACTTCGATTGATGTAAGTGGTCAAATACCGAACACGACCGAAAGAGTATTAGTTAAAAGAATTTTAATCGATTCTTCTAATGCAATATCTGTTGATTATTTTAATACTAATTTTAAAAATAAAGATGGTTTAAATTATAATAATGTAATTAAGGACATTACGAACAATAATATAGCATATACTTTAGATGAAGATACTAGGGACATGCCATATAGAAACGCACAGTTTACTGGTAAGTTTGATGTATTAAAAATTAGTAATTCTAAGAGGGAACAACTTTCTAGTGGAGCTGGTGCTGGAATTGCTGGAGGCGCAGGTGTCACAGTAAAACGTAATATTAAACTGTATACATTAGACAAGTTAACGTACAGTGATTCTACTAAAACACTAAATGATACAGAAACTTTAAAGGTAGGATCTGAATTAATGATACAAAGTGGCGCTAGAAATACTAGATACAAAATTACACGTATTGATGGATCTACGAATCAAGTTGAATTATTAGTAATCGAAGGATATGAGTCTATTAAATTAGGTGCTGATCAATTAAGTATTTACAAAAATGACACAGCTAATCTTAGTATTGATATAAATGTAGGTTTTAATGAAAGAATGTTGGTGTTTGTTAAAGCAATTGATCCCGACTCTAAAATTCTAGCTGAAAACTGGTCACCGGGAATTGGACTATATAGTAACGAATTAACACTTATACAATCAGATGGTTCAAAAACAAGACTGGATGATTACTATAAGGAAGAAGTTGCAGATTTTGGAAGATATATTAACGCATTAAAAGAGGATGCTATACCTCCGGCAGCACAAGGTATTACACCTGATGCTCCATCGCTTGACATTAACAACTTTAAGGTAGTACAAGTTAATACTCACCTGACTGCCAATGATACTGCTGATAAGATTAAGAAATTATCTGCTGATAAGATTACAGTTGAAGAGAAGATCAAAAGATTAGATGAGACTATTGTTAAGAAAAGATCTGAGATTTCTACTAAGAAGTATGAATCTGCTATCCAAAAGGATAAAGACAAGAATGAACTAGAGTCTCTTATTACTGAAAGAACTAGTGAAACGAGTTTATATAATAGTATTGTGAACCAAATACAATCGTTAGCATCTGGGACTAATGCAACTAAGGTTGCACCTAAGTACAGAGTTAGAGGTTTTTGGGGAGTGCCAACCGCAAAGAAGGTTGCTGATACAGTTGATCAAAATATTGTACAATTTGTTGTACAGTATAGATATTTGTCAACTAGTGGTAAAGCAAGTGAAGTTACACAACTTCCATTCACAGAAGGTACTAGACAGAAAACAGCAGTATTTTCTAATTGGAATGAAATGAAAACTAAAACTAGAGATAGATTTAGAGATTCTAAAACTAGAAAGTTTGCATGGCAAAATAGTCTAGTAGAAGATGCACAAGAAGTTAATTTTAATCAATTAGACATTTCTATTAATGAAGGTGAGTTAGTTGAATTTAGAGTTAAATCAGTGTCTGAAGCTGGTTATCCTGCTAATCCAATATATTCTGAATGGTCAGAATCAATCACGATGGATTTTCCAATTGCGGAAATAGACACAACTAACGTAGATGCTTTATTAATGTCGAACGCTGCTGAAACAGCGTCAGTTAAAATATCGGAGGAGCTTTCTTCTAAAGGTGTATATTCGCATATAGATGATTCATTCAGTGCAAACGAGAAATATTACGCACACGCTGCTGTTAATATTGCATCAGGATTCTTATCTGCAGAACAAAAACCAATTTCTGTATATGATAAAATTGCAGAACTCGAAGCTCAGATAGCTTCGCTTAAAGGTGCAGTTGAAGTTGAAATCGGCGAATTGGTAGTTAAGATAATGGATGAAGATGGTACAGTTACTGTTATTAATAATGGGACCAAAAACCAAATATTCGCAGGTTATTACACGGACGAAGTTGCTAGTTTAACTGTTAAAAAAGGACATATTGTTACTAAGACATTTAAAATGTTATTAGAAAACACCAAAGCTACTAAATTAGAACTAGTTTCTAGATTAGTTGGTGATAGAAATTTACCAGCATATAGATCTACCACCGCAGGTTCTGCTATAGCAGATAATGGGTTTGGTGTAATAGAAAACGATAATAATGTAGCAGACGCTGATGTTAAGATTAGTTCTGATAACTATTATACATCTGAAGGTAAATATGATTTAGTACCTATTCAATATCAAAACATAGATCAAGACTCAATATCAGCATATGACTTATTATCTGATGCTCCATATCAGTCTGCACAGAGACGTGGACAATTCGTTTATTCTAGATTCATGGATATTGCTAATCAAAATCCATTGTATATAACTGAATCTTTATTATCAACCGCTACTGCGAGTTTGAATAATTATGAATACTCTTTAGGTTATACTAGTATTGGTAGTACGGATGTCGTTGATTTAAAGTCACCTTCTGGAAATGGTAATTCAGTTGATTTTATATGGACCGGGACATTTGGTAAGAGTACTACTGGAAGTAGCACAGCTGTAGATTTAAGTGTAGATTTTAGCGCTAGTCAAGTAGACGTATGTAGTATAGGTTTAATTGGTGCTGCAAATTACAACAATGGCCTATACATACACAAAGATCATCCTGATTTAGAAAACCTGTACAGTGATTTAAAGGACAATGGATCTATTGATGAGGCAAGCGTAACAGATGCCGAACAAAAAGCACATGTTCAAGCTATTGTTGATAATGCAATATACACAATGCCTATCACGTCAACATATGCAACAGGAACATCGTTTGTATATAGTGGATCTGGATCTGGTACAGGCTCAGGGATTTTTGGCCCGGCAGTAGTTACTGGAAACAACGCAACTAAACAATTGGCTTTTCAAAAGACTAGCGATTTAATAACACCGGGCGGCAGATCTTTTAAAATGTCATTTGATGCAAATGATCAATATCTTTTAGGTGGACGTTCATGTGGAGCATTCTTATTTTTATCTCCTATTAATTTGAACACACTAAAGGTAGAGGGTGACACTAAGCAAAGTAGAAAACAAATTAAAGGAAAAGTAGCAACGCTTGATAATTCTAATGCGCTTTCAGTTGATATTATATTTCAATATAGAATGACTGATTACTTTGGTAATGATCCAGATTCTGACACAGGACGAGTTGGTGGTCAAGCTAAATTAAGATTTCCTAATTTAACATATACTAAAAAGATAGGTTTAGATATATTTGATAAACATGATCAACAATTTTCATTTGACTTAGAAGTGTTTGCTAAATATACAGCAAAGGGTAAAAACTTAAACTCTATTCGAGCTGCAAAGCTTACAAGATACGGTGCATAAATTAAATCTGGATATATAATACAGACAGATGAACTGTGTTATAAAAAGATTTAAATAAATGAGTGCAATTCAAAGTATACTAATTATAGATACAGGTCAAACAGACGCTGTATCTGCTTGTTCCTTTTCGGGAGCAGGCTCAACGGGAGTACAATTTAATAGCAACTCACTTAAACCGGCTAATCTAGATATTCTTTACACTGATTACGGAAACCTAATAGTATTTAATGGTGGTGATCAATTCTTTAAGGAAACTGGCGCTAACGGTACAGAAACTTTTAAAGTGGGCGTCGACGGTGCAGTTTCTGAAGTAGCATCATGTGCGATTCCAGATATTACTGCTCCTGTTATTACTGTAACTGGAAACAATCCTGTTACTGTTGAATTAGGAACGACTTATACAGACGCTGGAGCCACTGCTGATGGTGGAGAAACAGTTACGGCAGCAGTTACACCAACCGGAACTGTTGATACCTCAATAGTTAGAGAGTATACAATTACATATACGGCAACAGATGCTGTAGGAAATATAGGAACAGCCACCAGAACGGTTAATGTTGTTGATACAACGTTACCTTTACTTACTGTAAATGGAGATAATCCAGCTACGGTTGAAATGGGAGGTACTTATACAGATATTGGTGCAACTTCAGATGGTGGTGAAACCGTTACTTCTACTGGAACTGTTGATACCTCAACCGGTGGAGCGTATACCATTACTTACTCAGCTACTGATGCTGCAGGGAATATAGGAACAGCAACAAGAATAGTGAATGTTGTTGATAATACTGCACCTATAATTACTATAACTGGAGATAATCCTGCTACTGTTGAATTAGGAACAACATATGATGACGCTGGAGCTACCGCTGATGGTGGAGAAACAGTTACTTCTACGGGAACAGTAACTACTTCTATTGTAGGAACATATACGATTACATATACGGCAACAGATGCCAATAACAATACAGGAACTGCTACTAGAACAGTGAATGTGGTTGATACTACTGGACCTATAATTACCATTAATGGTAATAATGCACCTACAATAGAGGCTGGTACCAGTTATACAGACGCTGGAGCTACCGCTGATGGTGGAGAAACAGTTACTTCTACAGGAACGGTTGATACTACTACCGTAGGAACTTACGATATTACATATACGGCAACAGATGCCAATAACAATACAGGAACTGCTACTAGAACTGTTACAGTTGTAGATACAAGTCCACCAATTATAACACTAAACGGTGACGCAACATTAAATATAAATGTGAATAGTACATATGCCGATCCAGGCTATACTGCTATAGATATTCACGATGGGGATATTACTTCAAATGTTCTTGTCACAGGAACAGTAAATACTGCTACTGTAGGAACATATACGATTAAATATAACGTCAGTGACGCTGTTCCACTCCCTGCAGTTGAAGTGACTAGAACTGTAAATGTAAATGATTCTTCCGCGCCAATTCCTGTAGATGCTGCATATGATGTAGTATGGAATCAAACATTGGCAATAACTTTAGTGGCTAATGACAATGTAGACACTCCTATAGCTTTAACGTATACTATAATAACTCAGCCAACTAGAGGTAATCTTATTTTTGTGGATAACAATGCTGTTATTTATGAACACACAGAGAGTACTATTGGATCAGATTTTTTCACGTTTAAAGCAACGGATAC